CTGCCCCGAGCCTATACCTACTCTTTGAAGAGCTTTTGCAGTGTCATACCCAAGGGTATCAATACCGCCCGTGTTAGTTCTGGATATATCATATAAAGAATTATACTCATCCGGGCTTATAGGACCTCTGTTAAAAGTGTATAAATTAAGAAACTGATCAAGACCAGACTTAGGACTTTTGAACATAGGAAAGCTTTCTCTAATAGCCATTCCTGTTCTGGTGGGGCTGTCCATGTAGGAGTTTACAATCGAATCAATAACACCTTGGTTACCCGCTCCAGAAGAGTCAGAACCACCCGGGTCAAAACCTCCGAAGTCGTAGCTGTCCATATTTATGCCAGCGGCTTGAGCGGCGGCAGCGGCTATGTCTTGCTGTAAGTCCTGATCAAGATCTTCGTCAGAAAGAGCCATTTACTTTACCTGTACTGCTCTTGGGTTAGCCATGTAAATCTTTCCTGTGCCACGAACAAATTTATTTTCTTTTTCAGGTTTCATACTTGGCGTTGCACAAACTGATTTTCCGTGTCCAGCTTTTACTACCTTTGTCTTGTCCATAGTATTCTCCAATATAACTGAGCCGCCATCTCTGCGCTGCCGTCCTTCCTTTATAAGCTTTTTTGCTTGCTTAGTCGAGACACCAATGTCTTCCGCAAATTGTGCTGCTCTAGGTCGTGCCATCCTACTTCCTATTCATCCAAGCCGTTGCACCCATATAGGCCCCAACAATACCCGCGCCCGAAATATAAAACAAATTACTAATGTCGCTTAACGCATTAATTCTTTCTATACTAATCCAAGGCAAAAACATCATAAAGGTAAATATGCCCATAGCTATCAAAGTTGCTGTAGCCATGCGTCGTTGAGCAAGCTGCTTGCGTAACTCATACTCGGTTTTCTTAATTTCCTTGGCGTGTTCAAGCTCCTCGTCGGTAACTACCCCGTCGCCATCCATATCGTACTGGTCGTACTCGCTGTCTTTCTGAAGGCGTTTTGACATCACTTCTTCCCAAAAAACTTAGCGGCACCGCGCATACCAAAACTGGCAGCAACGATAGTACCCAAAGTATATTGATAGTATTGCGGCATGGCCTCAAGAGCAGTAAACCCATCAGATACAATTTGTCTCCCCCAATCTCCACAGAAGGCTAGGATAAGCGGGATCGAGAACAAAATAGTAAGCCATTCGTCTTTCCAGCTATGTGCAGAAGCATCAGCCATTTTGAGATCCCAGTCAATCTCTCCTGTAGCTTTCTTCTCCATGATGACAGCTTCTGCCTTGGCTTTAGCAACCTTTGCACCAGCCTCCGCCTTTGTCTTCTCAACCTTACCCTCGAGCCATGTTCCAGCTAAAGAAGATATAGGACCGATCAGTGCCTGTAACATTATTGACCTCTCTTCAGATCAGCTTGAGTATTTATACGATAGATGTTCACATCGTTACGATCATCAGCAATACCTTGCTGAACCTGCATACGTTGCATAGCCAACTGTGCAGACTGCTCTAACTTAGCCTGATCAATCTGGAAGTCCATCGCATCATTCTGCGCTTTACGTTGGATCTCCGCTGTGTCGTTCTGCAACTCTTGCTGGCGAATCTCAACCAGTGGGTCAGGCTTTTGCGGTGGAATCAAAAGAGGTGACAATTGATCAAGTGTGTCTGATATCTGCTGTGCTACCGCTGCCTCTACCGCTTCAGGCGGTAATTGAGGAATAGGCTCACCAGCCATCTGAGACTTTTGAATCGCCTGCTTGAATACTTCTTCAACAATGTCCCTAGCAAACAACGATACATGCTCCTGAATGTGAGCCTGCAACAACAAGAAAGCCTGCGGACTAGCCTGAATAGCAGGAGACTGGATCATGGATGCATGCACTCTGATATGAGCACGATGATCCTGCTCCTTAAATGCCTGACTAGGCATACCCTTCAGAGCCATAGAATTCTCAATAGCCGGGTCATTCGCCTGCGGTGGCTGCGGCGCTGGTAGGATAGCGTCGATGTTCTTTACATCCAACGCATCATACATCCGACGATAGGCTTCATACAGATTGTGCATCTGCGGTGCGGCCTGCGCTAACTGCAACTGTGTTTGTGCAAGAGACAAACGCTGGGCCATAGAAAAAATCGACGGGTCAGATACAGGGAGGATATCTACACGCCCGTCGAAGTCCTGCGCCATGATAGCGGGATTTATATTTACCCCTATCTGGTATGGATACGGCACAGGGTTAGTAGAGAAAATCTCCGCCAGCATACGAAACTCTGCTTTTTGTGCGTAATGCAGACGTTTGTGAATACTTGAAATAACCTTGGAACCCTGCTCAATTAAGGCCACCGTTGTTCCCACGGGAGCTTGGGAGTTGACATCTGCGACTTTTGTGTCCGCAACTTGTGCAAATCTTCTACCCGAATCAACGACCACCCCGAGTAGTTGAGCCAGCGTACCAGAAGGCTCCTTGTACGGCAGTGGGACAACAGCATTGCGAACATCACCGCCGGGAACATCGATATCGCGGAACTCACCCGGATTGATAGGCTCATCGTCGTTTCTGACACGAACTCCACGAGCCTTGAAACCACCCGGTAAATTCGAGAGCGTACCCGCGTCAATAAGTTGCCGGAGAATAGAGGTGGCAGCACGAGATAACCCTCCGATCATGTGCAACAAACCAAAACCATAAAACCCAAAACCGGGCAAAAACTTGAAATGTACGAAGTAATCACGCTTGCGGCGCATCGGATCCATCTCACGATAGTTCCGTACTACCGATAAAATCTTTCCCGAATCCGCGTCCATAGTGACGATATACGGAAGCTTGATACCTGTAGGCTCACCCGCCTCATCCATATCCTCAAATCCCTCAAGATCCAAATCAACATGGACCTCGTGAATCGTATACATCTCATCACTATATCCCGGACGTATACCCTGAATCTCGTCAGCTTTTCCACGAATTGTCGAGTCAGACTCGTCATCCTCTGATGGAGATAAGTCAACATCCCGATAAACACCTCCTACCTGTAGCTTCCTTATGTCATTCTCAGTCATACGAACAACGTGAGTGTAACGCTCTGCTGTACGCAAATCAGAAGCAGAATAAGGAACAATCAAATCCTCTGCCGGAACAAACTTTGATACCGCCCTCTGACGGGTAGAATCATAATAAACCTTCTTGAACGTAGAACCAGTGATCGGCAGGTAAAACAACATCTGATCAGTGTCCTGATCAAACTCCTCCATTACCTCCGTAATCTGGTAGTTCATAAAATCCTTAACACGCTGGGCCTGATCCTCAACTTCCCTAGTCTGCATGCCCAAAATCTGCGTCTTCACAGGACCACCGGGAGGTAACATCTCCTTGTAAGCCTGCGCCTGAAACTGCGTAACAGCCTCACTCAATAACGGATGCGTTACACCAGATGACCCAAGAAACGGCTCTGAACGCTCCTCGTAATTAATACCCAGTAAGATTAAACCCTTCGAGATGGCCTCTTCCCACTCCTCACGAGAACCCTTGTCCTCATCTATCTTACCACCAAGGTCCGAGGACAAAGCTCCAAGTACCGCGTCATCAAGCACTTCAGCCAAATTCGCGTTGTGATCATACTCCTCAACCTCAACCTCAACACCCTCTTCCTCCATGCCCACAATCTCAATACCGGGCGGAAGCTCTTCCATACCGGGCAAAGGTATTTGGACCTCGGTCATCTGTTCTTCTGCCGTCATCCCCGGTCCGCCGGGACCCATTGCAGGTGCAACCATCTGTGGAGGTAGTGCCATTAGAATGTTCCTTTAAATGTTCCGCCACGCTTTTTCATAACGGCCTTACTCATACCACCAGTCTTGTACTTCTTTGCAAGATCCGGGCTTATCTTTTCCTGCACACCTTCCGGCAACTTTGAAAAGCCTTCATACTTGGATGGTACAGCATTCATGCCGCCGTTTCTAAACGTGCCGCTAACATCAAAAGTAACACCGGGATTTTTATTTTCTTTCTTCTTCTTCTTCTTCGGAGGCTGTGGCTTCGACTTCGGCAAAGGCATTGACTTTTTACTCGGAGTCACTGACTCAGCGTCTTTGATTAAATCTCTATCAAATGCTGGAGCATCGTATTGACCAGAGGATTTTCTGTTTTTGGATGCCTTAACTGCTTTTTTAACACGCTCTTTCAGTTTATCAGACCCGGCTCTCATCTTGGCTTCTTGACGCTTTTCTTTTAAGCGTTTGTTTTCAGCCTCTGTTACTTTAGATAAGTTGCTCATTAGAACACTCCTTTGAATCTCTGTGGACGGGCAATAGGACTGAAACCCTTGACCATGCCACCACCAACTTTCTTCACAGAACGACTGTCCTGTATCTCTCTATACCGATCATATTCCTTATCGGTCAACAAACGAATGTCTCGCTGGGCCGTTGCCATAATCTGTTTATCTGTTCTCATCTTATGAATATATCCTAAATAAGTCACCAATACCAGAACGCATGTCAACCTCGCCGCCGCGCTTGTATCTGCGAGGCAGTAAGTTATCTCTGCCAACTATCGATTCATCGCTTTTACTAAAGTCTAAATCTAAATAAGTCACTGGATGATCTACATTTGAATCACTTATATGATTTTCTACAAACTCATCTGGAGTCAGTTTGCCTGTTTTAAGATCAGGAAATTCCTTTTTTAGCTCTTCTATATATTTTTTAGGCACATCGTCGTAAGTTATTTTAAAAGCTTTTGCGTCCACCCCTCGAAGTTTTGCTACATCTCTATAATCAGGAAAGTAAATTCTCTTTACCCCCCGTGCTCTAGCGTCTTTAACAACCATCGCTACATTGTGACGAGCAGCCTGCTTTTGATTCCTAAAAGGCTGATTAGGAACAAATTCAACATCTGTGTCTCTTATCGGTTTACCCACATATTGATTTTTATACATGTACTCAACAAGCTCATCACTTTCTGGGCGAAATATTTTGTCACGCTTTTCGTTTACACGGGATGTAACTTTATCTGCCTGTATTTGAAGGTCCGTTATATCTAGTCTATCTTGCACGGCCTCTTGCTTTCTAACATTAAAATCTTCTTGCTCTTTAACTATAGACTTAAAATCAATCTGTTTGCTGTCAGGAACTTCGCTCAGTAAATTCCTAACAAACATAGTTGAGTCTTCACTTGCGTCTAAGACATTAGATGTACGTCTGTTGTTGAAATACGCACTTGCTGAAGTTCGTTTCATGCCTCTGTCTATATTTTCAATGGCAAAGTCTTCAATCGCTTTTGAAATGTTTAAGGCGGCAAAGTCAACTTTGTTAAAATCCTCTGGAAACTTTTTAAGTTGATCTAAGTCAGGTCTAAGTCGAGATGCAAGATTCGGTGCAGTATCTGTACCCACAACATTATTGAATGCTGGAGAGTCAGAAGGAAAATCAATTCCTTTTCTCAACGCTTCTTTCAACTGATCAGCGTTAAGCATTAACTTTTTTGTAGAGTTTTTATTTAACACATCCTGCAAAACATTTCTTAAAAAACTAGGGGCAGCGACACTAAACTCTGCGTCTCTCCCGGCTCTGCTGGCTCCCGGCTGTCTCATGCTCTTACCAATTAAAAGAAAAGACTCTGCTGCGTCGTTTATCCCCTTATTAAATTTGTCTTTTCTTCTATAGAATTCAGCATCAAATTTCTGTTCTTTCTGTCTTAGTGATGCAAGTTTCGCATCTAAATCTAGCTGCTCTTGTCTGAACCCTTGTAATGCTTTGTAATCAGGAGAATCTGAAAGCTGTGAGATCCTGCCTTCAATCTGATCAATTTTAGCTGGCGTTAAGTCAACAAAGTTCTTTTTTAATTTATTTGAAATTGGATCTTTACCATATTGCTGTTGCACAACATCGAACTGGTTCTCTTCAACAAAACGAGAAAGACCACCTGAAGCATCGTTGTGGTCGCTAAAGCGCATATGTGCAAAACTGCCCCTGACATCAGGATGATGCGTCAATGTTCTTGTGGATGCTTCTGGAGCCTTGCGGTTGTAAACAATCAGTTCTCCGTAATCAACTTCAGAGGCAGCGTTTGGCGTTGTAAGACGCTGCGCCCTCTCGTGCAAGAAACCCTCGAAGTTATCCATATCTTCAAATTCAAAGTCCTCTCCTCTTGATTTATACTTCACCATATAATCTATTTCAGGAGCGTTTTCTTTTACATAGTCCAGATAATCTGATGCAGGGCGTTTTACTGTTTTGTTGCTGGCAGCAAAAGCACCAATACCAGATACCTCTATTTCAGCGTCCGTAACCCCCGCTTTCTTCAAGCGAGGCAATAGCTGCTCCCCAGTAAAACCTTTCTTACCTTCACCTAAAACCTGCTTTGAATTAGCTAGTACAGACTCCAACGGCGAATAATCATGTACAAAATCATAATCGATATCGTCTTGAGAAAGCCCTTTTTTAACGGCAGGATTAAGAACTGGCTTAACTTCGCCCGGGGTCCCCGGTGCACCAACCTTCTTCTCAAGTGGCACGAACTCATCCGACCCAGCTTCCTTAATCATAGGTCCAAGGTCCGAGGGCGAAGCTTCCATCTCAATGTTGCCTGACCCTTTGGCCTCGATCCCCGAACCACGGGTTTTAGTAGACTTAGCAAACAACTTACCGATACCGGGAGCTAAGAGTGCAGCCTCACCTCCGATACCAGCTACACCCGCAATAATACGACCAGCGGTCTCTGAAGTGGATCCAGTCGGGCGGTCATAGTCAACACCAATTGCCTCACCTAGATCAGCATACTTGTCAATTAAATACTCGGAGCCAAGAAAAGGTTTTTCCGGCACGGGTATGCCCACGCCGCGCATGCCCATTGTTATCAAATCGACAGGGGCACCAAGCAAATCCATAGGAGCAAACTTGGCACCACGGGCCATGTCTTTTAACTCTGTGTCACGAGCTTTCTGTTCGGCGGGTGTAAGATCTTTGTAAAGCTTTGCAGCCATCAGTAATACTCTCTTGCCTTACGAGGAGGGTCGTCCTCGAACTCTTCGCCGTCCAAACTAATAAAACCACCCTGACGAAAGCGCATCAGGGCCATGGTCATGCTATCGCAAAAGTCATCATGGTCACCATTCGGAAAGGATGCAACCTCTTCTATGACCTCGTCTGCAAATTTTCTTCCTTCAGGATACCATACTTTTCCCGACTCGAATATAGGAGATACGATATGCATCCTAGTCGTCTTGTCCAGATTACCACCCTTCCTGCGGCCCGGGGAAAACGTAGCAACAGGCAAATTCAACATACGCATCTCATCAGCCAGCGATTGACCCGAAGCTTTGGCCTCAATCAAGATCAACTCAGGCTCCCAATATTCGTTCTCCTCTATCGCAACCTCTTTCAACTCCGGGAAATTCCACCGACCCTTCTTCGCATCCATCAATATCAGGTGCTGCTCCCCGTTTTGATGCGGCTGAAACACACCCCAAGTCGTAATGGCAGAGTAATCAGCAGTTTCACGCTTGCTATACGCCGTATCGTAGGACTGAATGACGTAATCCAAGTCAGGAATGTCATCCTCCTCCCAAACACGCCACCATTCACGCTTTACAACAGCAGTCTCCTCAGATGTGGGGTTCTGCTGCCACTGTGCATTCCATTTACCTACCGATAACGAAGCCTTTACACGCAAAAGCTCGTCTTTTTTCCAGAATTCAGGCCACAATGGGTCCCCTGATGGCATAATTGCAGGGAATTCAACCACTTCCCACTGGTCAGCCATGACATCCTTGGCCTGTGCCGCCAGTAACCTGCCCGTTATGTCCTTCTTAGACCACCTAGTCTGCACAATTATGATGGTTCCCCCCGGTTGCAAACGCTGCCGAGGCCCAGATGTGTACCATTCATACGCATTATCGTAGGCAGAAGCCGATAAAGCATCTTGTTCCGAGTGCGGATCATCAATAATCAACAAATCTGCACCACGACCAGTCATCGCAGCACCAACTCCGGCAGCAAAATACTCCCCGCCAACGCTAGTCTCCCATCTACCAGCGGCCTGACTGTCAGCTTTTAGATCTGTGTCAGGAAAAATCTCTCTGTAAACAGGATCTGCAATCAAATCCCTCACCTTACGACCAAATCGCACGGCAAGCTCTGTATTCATCGTGGCCTGAATGATTTTTAACTTAGGATTGCGGCCCAAGAACCAGCTAGGCATGAGGTAGGATGCGAATTCTGACTTGGAATGCCGGGGTGGCATGTTGACAATCAGCCTTTTCAAGTCACCCGAGGCTATGCGCGCGAGCTTCTCTGCGATAATGCTGTGATGGGTCCCCTCTATAAGCCCTTCATACACATGCTTCGCATACGCCATGAACTTATCTCTGGCTATGTCTCTGGTTTCAAGCTT